GTTCGCAGGAAGCCGAACAAAAATCACTAGAACATAGGAGGAATAATCATGAGTAGTGAAAAAAGAACAAAGAACCAAGGAACATCGGATATAGCAAACAAAGCTACAGCTGGTGCATTATCTGTAAATCTGTTTGAAGCAGATGCAGATAAGGGATTAGGTAATATAGGTCACGATGATCTTGCATTACCTTTTCTTAAGATACTAGGACAATTGTCTCCTGAAGTTAATAAAAGAGACGGTAAGTACATTGAAGGTGCAGAACCTGGAATGATTTACAACTCTGTAACAGGAGAATTGTTTAATGGTGAAAAAGGAATCCAAGTTATTCCTTGTCATTACAAGTTAGAGTATATTGAATGGCAAGATAGAGGCGAAGGTTCAGGAGCTCCTGTAGCTATCCATACTTCATCAAGCGACATCTTAACTAAGACTAAAAGAGATGCTTCTTATAAAGATAGATTACCAAATGGTAACTATGTAGAAAAGACGGCAAGTCACTTTGTAATAGTTAATTCAGAAACTCCATCAACTGCTTTGATTTCAATGAAATCAACACAATTAAAGATAAGCAGAAAATGGAATAGTATGGTGTCTAGTATAAAAATGAAGGGTAAAAATGGTCTTTTTACTCCGGCATCTTATAGCCACATTTATCAATTAAGAACTGTTCAACAGTCTAATGATAAAGGTACATGGTTTGGATGGGAAATTAGTAAAGTCGGTGCAGTTGAAGATGCTGCCCTTTACCAACAAGGTAAAAGTTTTTCTGAAAGCGTTTCAAAAGGAGACGTTGAAGTTAAGCATGGCGAAGCTAGTAAAGCGGAAAATAAAACAGGAACACACTTCTAGTTTTTTAACATCGGTATGGGCGAAAAAAATCGCCCATACTATTTAATTTATGGAAGATATATTTATAAAAGCCTTTTCAGGTTTACAAAGAAATTTTGGTGTAGCAGACCTTTCTCAAACGACTATAGACCCTGTTACAGGAAAAGCAAAACCTGTTTATAAATGGGTACATAGACCTATTACAAAAAGTGATTACTTGGATCATTTAAGTGGTTCTACCTCTGTAGGAATACAGCCCTGTGATGATCAAGGTATGGCAAGATTTGGTGCTATTGATATTGATGATAAACAACACAGTTATAAAGATTTTCCTTTTAAAAAATATTTAGATATTATTCAAAAATATAAACTACCTTTAGTACCTATTAAATCTAAAAGTGGTGGTTTACATTTATATGTATTTTTAAAAGATCCTATCAAAGCTGCAACTATAAGAAATTTTCTAGAGAAGTTATTGTTTGCTTTAAAACTTCCAACTAATATTGAAATTTATCCTAAACAAACAGAATTAGGTAAAGACCCTGATGGTAAATATATTGACGGACAATTTATTAATATCCCTTACTACAATAAAACAGAACGAACAGCTTTTAATTTTGATGGTAAACCATTTACTTTTGAACAGTTTGTTAAAGTTATCGAAGCCAACAGTTACACAGCAGATGAATTAGAAGAGTTTGGTATTTCTCATATGAAAGAAATATTAAGTGGAGGCAGTGAAGAATTTTCTGATGGTCCTCCTTGTCTAGGTATTTTAACAAAAGAAAAATTAAGTGATGGTCGAGATAGATTTTTATATAACTACGCTGTATTCGCCAAAAAGAAATATCCTGACAATTGGGAAGATATGGTTAAGGCTGCGCCACGTAAATACTTTCAAACTGATGCACAAGGTATTTTAGATTGGACGGAAGAAAAAACTAAAAAGAAATTAGTATCTTGGAAAAGAGAAATGAAGGGACATACTTGTAATGAAGACCCTATTCAACCTGTTTGTGTAAAAGCAGAATGTAAGAATAGAAGGTTTGGTTATCTATCAGATAAAAGAAAAGTTTTTCCGCCATTATCTGGTCTACAAAAAATAAATTATCCTGAACCTGAATATACTTTTAATGTTACTGTAGGCGAAAACACAAAAGAAGTTAGGGCTAAGACTATAAAACAAATTATTATTCAAGATGAACTCAGAGCTATTATTGGTAATTCAGCAGGAATTGTTCCTCCCAAAGTAAAACAAGATTCTTTTCAAGATATATTAGATGGACTATTTCCACCTCAACAAATAACTTCTCCACCAAAAGGAACTACACCAGAAGAACTATTGGAAGAATATTTAATTCTTTATCTTAAAGGACCTAAGGCAGAAAACTTTGCGGCTTTTAAAAGTGGAGCAACTTTATTAGATGGCGACCAAGCTTTCTTTACTTACGCTAATTTTTATAATTCATTAAAGAACAAAGAATGGAAAGAAAAAAGAGATAGGACAGCAGAGATGATGCAAACATTATTTAAAGCAGAGTTTGCTATTAAGAAAAGGTTTCCTAAAAAAGAAGGAGAAGAAGACAATAAATATCCAGCAGTATCGGTAGTTAAGATACCTATTGAGTCTAGAGATTTAAGTATAACTAAAGGTGAGATCATACCTATTAAATCTAAAGAGGATATATTTTAATGATTACAAAGATCTTTGGTCCTCCTGGTACAGGTAAAACAACCACTTTATTAAACCATGTAAAAGACTACCTCTTAAATAAAAAGATAGATCCTAAAAAAATAGGATATTTTGCTTTTACAAAGAAAGCAGCGGGAGAAGCCAAAGGAAGATTATTAAAGGATAAAGATGTGTCTCATTTATTAAGCAAGGACGACTTAATAAATTTTAGAACATTACATTCTTTTGCTTTTGAAACAATTAGTATGAGTGAAGATAAGGTTATGCAACCCATCCATTACGAACAAATAGGAAAAGATTTAAACTTAAGAGTTACTGACAGTGGTGATGAAAGTGGTTACTTAAGTTTTAATAGTGAGTATTTTAAACTTATAAATAAAGCTAGGGTAAAAAATACTTCTGTAGAAACAGAGTTTAATACTAATGAGTGGAGCAGAGAAATAGATTATGAAACATTAGGTCATATTTATATTAATTACAATCATTTTAAAAAAAATAATACTTTATATGATTTCAATGATATGATTGATTTATTTGTTAAAAAGAAAGATTTATGTAAAGAACTAGAAGTTATTTTTATTGATGAAGCTCAAGATTTATCTCCTATTCAATGGAATATGTTTGATGTTTTAAAAACCAAATGTAAAAAGTTATATCTTGCAGGGGATGATGACCAAGCTATTTTTGCTTGGGCGGGTGCAGATGTTAAAAGGTTTTTAAATGAACCCGCAGAGGAAATTATTTTAGATCGATCTGAGAGAGTTCCATTGTCTATACAAAATCTTTCTAATGTTATCTTAAGCAGAATTAAAACAAGAAAAGAAAAAAACTACTTAGCTAAAAAAGGTAATGAAGGTAAAGTAGAATACATTTATGATACAGATAACCTAGACTTAACTAAGGACAAATGGTTAATTTTAACAAGAACTACTTACCGAAGAGATAAAATTTGTAAACAGCTTAGAGAAAAAAGTATGTACTATAAAACAAAATATGGAAAAAGTTATGATGCTAAACTATATAAATGCATATTAAAATGGGGTGAACTTACAAAGGGTAACACCATAAGTATATCTGATTGTAAGGATGTATTTGATTATTTATCAACTAATTTTCCTGAAAGTAAATTTAAAAATAAACTACAAGTAAATATGGAAGACATAGGTTATTCCAAAAAAGATGTGTGGTATCAAGTTTTTGTTAATGCAGACCAAGAAGAATGTTTCTATGTTAGAACTATGTTAGGGAACAAAGAAAAATTATCAGAAGAACCAAGAATAGAAATATCAACTATTCATGGAGCAAAAGGTGGGGAAGAAGATAATGTTATTTTAGTTTTAGATAATACTAAAAGGATAAGAGACTCAGTAGAATTAAATCAAGACAAAGAAGATGAAGAGCATAGAGTTTGGTATGTAGGAGCGACTAGATCTAAACATAATCTTTACATCTTAAAACCCGCAAAAGAAAGGTATGGATATCAATTATGACAAATAAAGATATGTTTAAAAAAGTTTTTCCACAAGATAAACAGATAGGAGGACAACATTATAAATCTTTTCATATTCAACCCTATGAATTTATTTCAAAAAATAATCTTTCCATTCTTCCAGGGCAATGTTGTGAAATATGTATGTAGATATCTTACAAAAAATGGTATAGAAGATTTAGAAAAGATAATACATTATTGCGAATTAGAAATTAAAAAGTTAAATGATATGAAAGT